ACCACATCATGTCCGGCGGCCCGAAGTCGCCCTTGTAGTCGTAGTGTCCGACCTTCACCGAGCAGTCAATCGCACAGCGGTAGCCGTACTTTCTCGCATCACTCCAGAACGTCAGATCCTGAGTACCGATTCCCTTCCCATCCTTGCCGGTGTAGGTCTCGAACCACGGCTTCTTCAGCTTCGGGTCCTTGAACATGCTCAAACGCCAGAGATTGAAGCCCATTCCCGTCCCATAACACTCCACGAGGCCGCCCTTGGGGTCTGGCGGCTGGGGACGGTAGTTCACCAGGGGGTCTTTAATGTCCCCCCAGATTTGCGCACAACCGCCCTCACCCTTGGTGAAGTAGAGCCCACCGATGCAGGCGAGCTCCGGATGCGCGTCCATGCGCTCCATGAGCTTGATCACCCCATCCCCGGGGGGGCAGTTGTCGTGCTCGATGGTCAGCACGTATTCCCAGGTCGATAGGTCCGGGTGAGCCAGGATCTGCTCGATGGCCCGTGAATACGCATCGCCCACTTCCAATCCTTGAGCCAAGATGCGCACGAGGCCGTTGTTGGGCGGGAAACACAGGTTCCAGTGCGATAGGGCCACCTTGGCCGGAATCAGGTCCGAGGCCGGGATGATCACCACCGTGCGTTGCCGCTTCCAGCTGGCCCCTTTCAACAGGCGCGCGTTCGTCTCAGTCAGATCCTGATTGTGCGCGCCGCCGAAATCGGCCATGACCAGCTGTGGCTTCATCAGTAGTTCCTGATTACAAAGGCAAAGTTACCGCCGAGCAGATTCGCCCCGGTCTGGTTGATCTGAGTGACGTTGATCGTGCCCGGAAGCACTGCGGTCGCCGCCGAATACACGCCCATCGCCCCGTAGAGTCCGGAGTTGGCCGTGGTCGCTGCGGTGAATTCCGCGTAGTTGGTCGCGGTCGCATTGGTGAGTGCCGCCTGGATGGACGCACTGAACGCCAATGCCGTGGTCGCGGTGCCGATGCTCGAATTGGTCGTGGAGAGACCGAAGGCGACGTAATACTCACCCGGCTGCAGGTTCACATTGACCGGGACCGAGATCGGGCGCACTGCGGCGGCCGTCAGCTGACTCTGACCGGAGTTGTTCGATGCCCATGTATAGGTCGTTTGGGTCGAGCCCTGCGACAGGAGCGACAGGAAGGTGGTCGAGCCAGCCGTGTTCACCGAGGTGAGCGCGGTGTAGATACCCGCCATGGCCGTATAGACCAATGCGCCGGTATTGGCCGTGGCAGAGGTGGCGACCGCGATGTTGAACAGCCCGTCCACTCGGGAGCCGGATACGGCCGCAGTGACCGGGACGTAGTTGAAGCTCAGAGTACCGTTGCCGAATGCACCACCATTGGTGAAGCCGACCGGATAGATCATGCGCGAGAGCGGGCCGGTGGACAGGAACAGCTCAGTGTTGGGAATGCCGGCAATTGCCGGTCCGGGATTAGCCATGGAGATCTCCTGGAGGATGAGGGTAGAAGGTCATTTGGGGGACTTCTCGGCCTTCTCAGCCGCCTGGATCATCTCTTTTGCTGCTGCCCGGTCGTGGGCCGCCTCGGTGTTGGTGTTCAGTAACTGACCCGCTGCCCCGATCTCCGCCACCGCGATGGAGGCCTGGGCTCTAACGTGCGTGTCTTCCCGTTTGGTATCGGCGTTGACCTGGGTGTCGTGCACCTTGGTGCTCGCCTGGGTCTGCATCTTCTCGCGCTCGACGTCCATCCAGCCCTTCTCGATGGAGCCTTTGTACTTGAGCTCCAATCCTTGCTGCTGGATGGTCTGTTGGGCCTGCTGGAGCTGTCTCTGCAGGGCCGTGACAATGTTCTTGGCCTGATCCGGCAAGCCCTTCATGACCTTCTCCATGCCCTCCGGATTCATCGGCATGACCCGGTCAGCCAATTGCTCGCTGTAGGGGCCGTCGATGGAGCGGAACAGTAGGTCCGCCCCGTTCTTGGCCACGATCTCAGCCACAGGTGCGATCTTGAGCAGGTCGATGAGCTGCTCGGCGCCTTCCTGACGCTTGGTCTCATAGCCGGGACCGGTGTCCATCACGACATCAAACCGGCCTACGGTGACGTCGTACTTGATCTTATTGGTTTCAGGATCGGGAGCGTTCAGCTCGACCGTCTCAGGCGTGCCGTCTTCACCCAGAATGCGCTGCATGCGTTGGGTGGAGTAGTAGGCCCGTATGTACTCAAGAAGGATACGTCCTCCGTGAGCAATGGCCCGCGTTTGATTGTCGTAGTACTGGAAATGCCCAATGTCGGACAGAGCCTGCCGTCGACGTAGTGCAACGCCGGAAACAACTTCCCCGGGCTTATCGACTCCAGGCTCGTGAGGCATACCCGCAAGGGCCATGAGATCCTTTGCGGCTCCCTCAGCGGCATTGACGAATCCGGCCGGTATCTGGATGGTCTCGACGCGCTCAGGAGGCGGGAGCGGCGTTTTCGTGCCATCGGGCTGCTCGATGAAGTCGGGGTTGTAGACGAGCTTGCTGTAAGGCTTCTGGTTGGCGTCGTTCCACTCCGGATGGCCCTGGAACTGGTTCGTGGTGCCCATCCACGGTGCCCGGGGGGCCAACGCGATCATCTCCGTCTCGCACGTCCGCCAGTAGTTGTACATGCGGGCGGTGTCCATCATGTCGTCGACCATGCCGCGGCGACGGATCTGGCCGTTGAGATCGAGCGTATTGCCTTCGCAGCGCACGATCGGGATCCACTTGCCCGGCAGGTCGACCTGCTCGACGACGGTCGTCCCGTTCAGCCGGAACCATTGGACCTGACGGCGCCAGGTCGGCCGGCGAATCTCCTTGCCGCGGAGGTCAGTCGCGACGAAGACATTGCGTTGCGCGGCTTCCTGCTTGTCGAATTCACTGAGGTAGACGCTCGAGCCATCGGTGAGCTTGATCAGCGTGTCTTTCACCCGCTGGATGCGGAAATACTCGGCGAGACGGATTTCTTCCTTCGTTTCCCAGTCTGTTCCCTGGTCTCCTGCCCCGCCCTCGCGCCATTCGGTCTCTTGCTCGCGGGGATATTTGCGCTCGAACTCGCTGCGCTTCATCTTCTCCGTGAGGATGCACCATTCCATGTCCTCACCGGCCGGCGCAATCGCACCCGGGTCGATGTACACCGTGAAGGTGTTGCGAATGGGCGCAATGCGGATTTCTTGCTCGAAACTGTCCTCATCCACCCACTCGGTGAGGATGCGGAAGTAGCCCCAGCCGATCTTGACGGCGGATTCACCGGCGAGGTCGTAGGCAATGGCCCCATCCGAGCGGTTCTCGATGTGGCGGATGAGGCCGGCGATCTTCTGCGCCATGTCCACATCAGCGCCATCGCCCACCGGATGCACTTTGATGCGCGGGCGCTGCTGCCGCATGTTGTTCACGACCCGACGCACGAAGGTGCGGGTGTGATTGATCGTCAGCGTGGGGCGCTTACTGACCTTGCGCAGGTTGTAGAGATCGTCTGGCCATTGCTGGCCGTCTTCGAACTCCAGTGCCAAGACCGCTCTCTGGCGGTTCTTCCCTTCGGCCTGCTGGGCAATCCGCAGTCGTTCAGCGCATTCAGCGAAGATTTCAGCGTCAGTGGACGCAGGCTGATGGGATTGCGCGGGGATAACGGGCATCTTGACCGCGACTGTATCTCCAACCGCTCAATGTAGCAATGGATGTGCCACATTGAACTGCGGGTGAAACGTTCCACGTGGAACATAGCCCGATCAGGGGCGAGTCAAGACGGAATCTTGCGTATGAGGGCGCGGGCGAGAGACAGAATCTTGCGCCTAAGCCATCCACCCCAGCCCATCATTGCGCGGCGCCTGGGTCGGCACGACGGTTTCTTCCTCTCGCCTCAATGGCACTGGCGGCTTGAGGATGTCGGGGAATAGATCGCTGAATGCCCAGATCATGGCGTCCGCACGGTTCGGGCTGTGCGAGCCGGTGAAGCCGTGCGTGGTGAAGCCGTAGAGCTCGTCCTCGAGCAGCGGGAAGTTGCCGGCGAATCGGATCTTGCCGGTCTCACAGAGGCTGGAGATGGGCTCGGCGCGGACTACCTTACCCCGCGTGGCTGTGACAACCCGAAAGGGAGTACGAGCTCGAGATGTATGGATGACGTGCTTGACCATGGCTCCGCCGTAATTGACTTCACCAACCACACGGTCAGCCCGATTGCGCTCAAAAGCCTGCGTGGCCACGCGGCCCCAAGTTGCGGGACCTGCTTTGCAGGTAACGTCCTCAAGGACATACCCGTTTCCGTCGATACCCAGACCGCACACGAGTATCCCGATTTCGTCATTATCCTGATTGTCTTCATCATCCGCGCCACTTGGGTCAACAGCCACCACCACGCGTAGCATTTCTGGCAAAGATTCATCGGTCACTCTCCAGCGTTCGATGTTCTCGTCGATGAACAGGGCATTGGGGGCGGCGTCGCGGAACTCGCCCATCAGGAAGCGCTTCTGCAGGCGCAGCGGCAGGTCCTTCAGCGTCTTGACGTAGTCGCCTGCGAGATTGGCCGCATTGTCCTCGGGGTTCATCTGCAGGGAGGCATAGTCGTCCGGCTCATTGAGCGGGCGCTTGGTCTCCGGATCCTGCTTGGACTTAAACAGCTTGTACGTCCAGTGCCCTTTGTCCGGTGGGTTCTCGTCGTAGTACATCTTGAGCGCCAGCGGCTTGGGCGGGATGTTCGACTTGGGGTCGAACTCTTGCATGACCTGCTGGGCCAGGCGGGTGACAGCCATGTTGCGACTGTTCCAGGGGATCTGACTGCACTCGTTCAGGTGGATCGTGGCGTACTCATTGCCGAGGATCTTCTCGGTGCGCTCCTTGTCGTCCAGGCCGCCGAACCAGTACTCGCTGCCATTGGGCAACTGCGCGAACCAGTCGGTCTTGTTCAGCTCGTACTTCACTTGGGGGAAACACAGCTTCATCACCTTGGGGAACGTGTCGTAGATGATGCTCGACTTGATGTGACCGAAGCGAAAGCGGACTGAGAGATGGCGGCTGCCTGGCGCCTTCAATGCGCGGATGACGATCGCGCGGACGATCTTGAAGGTCTTGCCGCTGCGTGAGCCCCCGAACAGCATGATGTGCCGGGCGGGGCTGGCGAGCAGGCGATTGGCTTCCTCCTGCTTCGGGGTGAGCTTAAAGGCGGCCACGCAGCTTCGCGAGCAGCACTCCTATCGCAAGCGCCAGCATTCCGCTCAACATTCCGGCCGCAATAGCCCACCACGGATAGGTTTCTTCGAGGAATTGAGCGAGAGTCATAGCTCGGCATCCGTGCTGCTGATCTGAATCGGGATCGCGCCGCCACCCGGGCCCGATGCCTCGATGTTCTGCAGATCGGGCAATGTCTTCTTCAAGAGGCCAAGGGCTGCCGTCACCTGCGACTTGTTCATTTCCTTGTCCTTAAGTATATGATCTTGCAGGGCGTTGATGATCAAGGCGGTTTTGATCCGGGCCCGGACCTTATCGGGTGTCCAGGCTCTGCCATCAGCGGGGGGATTGCGGGCGGCCATGGCTACCGTGCGTTCCCTGGCCAGCTATTGAACTGAGCCTCGTATTTCGGTGGGGCTGTTCCTTGAAGCTTCTCTAGGATCACCATCAGCGCGTTGAGCCGTTTGTTCGACTCGGCGAGGCCTCTTTCGAGTGCATCGACTCGTTCAGCCATTGCGGTAGCGCCTTTCTGGATAACACCCATATTGGTCACCGGCTGGCCGGCATAGCCGCATTTCGACCCATGGATGCGAGTCTCACCGCAAAATGAGCATCGCTGAGGTTGCATCTTGCTCATGCCGCTTCTGTCTCCTGTTCGACGACGATCGCGACATCTTCCTCACGGCAGACCACAACATCCCGCTCACCCCACAGGATTCTCGTGAAGAGATAGCCGCCGAGCTCCAGGCCCCCGAGGTCGACGATATCGCCCACCTTCAGGTCACAGGGTCGGAACTGCTTGGAGTCCCAGGACTTCGTCCGCTGCCCTTTGCGGCCGTTATAGCGCTTCGGATATGTACCAGGACCAACCGCCCGTACCACACCGCGCACAGGCTTCCCACGATAAACAACGTCCAATGAAGTGCCATGATCGATTCCCAAAGGTTCGACAACGATATGGTCGCGTAAGCAGCGGATATTCTCGTCCGCTCTCACGAAGGTGAGCAGCTCGTTCCCGACGCGGACACCACGGCCGCCGGTAATGTCTTCACTCATGCCCGTTTCTTCTTCTTGCGCCGGAACTCGCTGTAGGCGACCGCGGCGCGCTGCTTCTGATCGGGGAAGCTCTTCTGAGCCTCTCCCGACCCCATGTACCGGCTGACAAAAGTGTTCAGCTTTTCGCCCTTGTGCGGCTCGGGCATGTCACTTCACCTTCGACACATCGCGGACGCTGGGTATCTTCACCTGCATCCCGCTCTTACCCCCGCAGTACGGACTGCCGGGGGCACCGTTGCCGAGTTTCTTCGCCACGAGCTTTGCCCCTTGGTTGCCGATCTCCATCTGCGGCTGGGGCTTGCCGCTGGAGGTGTTCTCGCGTGGCATCAGTCGAGGTCCCGCACGCGCGAGTGATCCGTGCACTCGGAGTCCTTCGGCATCTTGAAGCGCACGCCCGTGTTGCCCGGCGAGCCCACGTGGTTGTGCATACCTTCGATGCCCTTCACGGTCTCAGCCGGATGCTTGCCGTGATGGGACTCGCCTTTCTGCATCGAGGACTTGTTTTCGCCTTTCATGAAAATCTCCTGTTGGGGACTTGACTATAACTTACACTTTGGTTTAGGACCACGGCCCAAGAGGTACAGCACCCACGCTCTCAGGCAACCGTAAAACCCGTGGGCGGATTCGGGACCGGCGGAGTGATCGTGAAGCTCGATTCGTTCGACCAGGCACTCGTCGCGCCATCACCGGTCTTGACGCGGGCCGCGGCGAACCACGTTCCGTTGCCAAGGTTCTCGTTCAGGCTCGCCCACGGAATCGTCACCACGCCGTTCTGCGTCTGGGTCGCAAAGGCGGTGTCGTCGGCGATCAGCGTGTAATTGCCGGTTGCGGTTCCAAATCCCACCTGCACATCTACGAGCTCGCCGGCCGAGATCGCGGAGCCATCGGTGTTCTGGGTTGGAAGGGTCAAGGTCACTGACTTGGGCATCATCATCTCCTTCACAAAGTTAAAGCTTGCAGAGCATCTTGAAATGTTTTGACGACCGGAATATTCCAGTCGCGAAGAAAAGTGAGTTGTTTCAACGTGCGTTGGCGATTCTTGGTGATTCCTTCGATCTCCAGCAGTTTTGTCATACCGGGCGGCCAAGTTGGGTTGCGCACGTATAGATCCGGGAAATCCTGTTGCCGCACCAGAAATCCGCACTTACGCAGATCGTGCACAATCTCCGATTCGTTGGCATCACGACGTTTAGCGTAGCGAAGTAATGTCATGTCTGCCCACCCGCCAGCCTGTTGTGATGCTGCTCGCATAGCGCGCGAGCCCGTTCGTCGGTTGTGGCCACGCCCAGATCATGACTTACGCCGAAGGGTGTCAGCTCGTAGGCAATCCAGTTTTCCTCCGTTGCTTGAACAACGCAGTAATGTTGGTCTGCAGTGTGCTGGACAGAGCCGTTCGGTTTATCCCACTTCATCGGTAGGCTGCCTCCGGTAGATATCTGATTGGAGACGCGAACTGTTCTAGATTGAATTGCCGTTGGTTGCGATGGAACCAACCTACTATATCACCCAACGAGCCATTTCCATGGCGTTGCTTGCGGATGGTGATGCACATTCCCGTCTGTTCGGCGAGAGGGTTTTCGCCTTCCTTTTTGCTGCGACGAACGAACACAACATTGTCGGCGATGCCGCCGATTTCTTTAGCCCCACCCACATCATTAATGTCCGGGTCTTGGTCCGCCTGCGGCGGCTTCTTTGGATGTGCCACGAGGTGAATGTGCACTCGCGTTTGCTTCGCAGTGGCGTCCAACAGATTGGCGAACACCCGTTGGCCTTCGAAGTCCTGACTAGAAATGTCCAGCTTCATGAGCGAATCAACGATGGCGTGAGTGGTACCTGTCTGTGCAAGCTTACGAATCACAGCCAACAGGTTCCGATGCTTCGCGAGCCCGACCTTAGCCCAGATCCGAAGTTTCTCGCCGTACACATCGATGAACCATTGGATCTGGCTCGCCGTGGGACGCTCGCTTCCAGCAGCCGTTGCCGCCAGGCGGACGAGCAAATGCTTCGGATGCTCTTCAAGGCTTGCGAAGAAAACACCTTCATCCTTCTGCAGGAGATGACATGCCAATTGGCGCAGTAACGTCGTCTTACCGGCCCCGGGGAACCCGGACCAGATCGTGACTCCGCACGGATACAATCGCAGCCGCTCCCCGTGTTTGTCGAAAGGCGTCGTGGAGTAGCAATTCATCTCCAGTTCGTATTCTTCCCACAGAGACTTGCCATCGAGCTTGCCTATGTCGAGCAACTCGTCAGGATCTTCGTCGAATTCCGGCGCTTCGGTCGGCGCAAGCATCTGGCCGATCCGCTGGGTGCGCGAGGCGTCCAGAGCCTTCGCCGCTGGGTGACCGCCCATGGCGTCCCACTCGGCCTTGCCGCGACGGAAGAAATCCTCAACCGCATCGTGTCCGTTCATCACTGCCATTCGGAGGCCTCCTTGCGTT